GCTTTAGCAAATTTAGTAATCGTAATCGATATTTTAGTAGTTTGATCTGATCCTCCACCATCAGCTTGGGTATTAGCTGTAAAATCAGTCGTCGCTACAGGATCAGTGATCGTTGTTGCCGGATCATCAAAATTAGCCCAAATTATTAAGGTGTTAGTTCCTTGCGGAACAGTTTCGGGTAAATTGGGATCATTCCATATTTCTTGTATTGATTGTACTATTCTTGGTTCTGCTTTTACAATACAATGGTTATATATTTCCGAACTTTCATCTTGATACCAATCCAAAATATCATTTTCGTTGACTGTCCATACAATAGTATTATGTGGAAAAACACTATAATGTCGCCGATTCTCAAATCGCAAGATTCCATTCTCATCTTGATAAAAAAATCCATCTTCTGATTCCGCTAATTTTCGGATTCGTTCACCAGCTGTATCTCCTTTTTCAAACCAAGCAAATTCAATTGTATTCAATCCTTCATCTAGATCATATTGATCACTCGAAAATCCAATATCATTAAGAATATCTTCAATAATTTGATCAGAACGTTGATTCTGATACATCGTTGATTCTAATAGATACTCATTCAGGTATTGAATATAATCATAACAGACAATAGAACATAGACGATCAAGTTTATATTCTTTGGGTTGAAAAGTTAAACCTTTAAAAATTGGCAATACTACATTATTATCGGCAAAATCAAAACCGATTTTAAATTGAATAGGACGATTTGGTTCAATTGCTGTACCAATAGTACTATTATAATTGGGCGTGAAACGAAGATCAGTATTATCCAATAAAATATCTCCTAATGTCATAGCCATTCCACCCAACGGTTCTTCTACTATTCGATCATATTCTAACCGTACGGTTTTATCAGTTTCATCATAATAGCTAAAATAATCTGGTTTTGTTAAAGAGCCACTGATCCCCCGCACAATATCAGTTCCCCCTACTACTGAAGTACCCACAATCGCAAAACTTAATGATAAATCTTCTACTCTTGTCCATGCAATTCTCAATCGCCATGCTAAAGTTCTGACTAGAGCAGTTGTGGTCGAATCGAAAGGTGTCCAGATTGATAAAGAAGATTCTCCACTTCCCTGCATTATTTTTTCTCCGTTAAAATTAAAACAATATCTTCTCGGTATTCGTTACCCGGTGTATTATATGCTCGACGCATAATATCAATATGAACTGGGGTAGAAGTAATCGTCAAATTAGCTTCTGCCACTGTAAAATTACGAATAGTTTTTAAATTATATTCTGATAAAATATTAGCAATCTCAGTCTGAGTTAATTGCTCATAATTAAGATAATATCTTTCTTTGCGTTGAATAATATCTTTCTTGGTTGTTCCATCTAAAGTTTCGAGAGTAATTCCTTTTTCGATTGTTTCTCGCTCAAACCCTTTCGGGTTTGGCAAAGTAATATCACCTAATATATAAGACATTTTATGCTCCTATTAATTCAGCTACAGTTTTATTTCTAGCTCGTGCCAAATATACCAAACCTTCATATAATTCTTTGGCTAACTGTCTTTTTTCGGTTGCACTTCCTGCGTAAATTCCTACATTAACATTCAAAGTTGCTCCGTTTCCACCTTGGTTATTCATTCCAATTCCAGCCAGAGCTGGACTTACTCGTTCTCCACCATGTACAACTGCTAACTGAGGTATTCCTATTGGTCCCGGTACAACTCCTCCAGTCTGAAATGATCCTCCACCTCCACCTCCACCTTCACGTCCACCTAATAAACCTAAAAGAGATAATGCTTCTTTTATCTTTTCTACTAAAAGAGATAATTTCTGATTAATCGGTTCAATAATATTATTCATTAACCATTCCATGATCTTACCGACTAAGTCTAAAGCTAATCTTAGAAAAGTTAAATGTGCATTCAATTGCTGTAAAGCGCCATTCAAACCAGCCCCCGCTACTACTCCAATTAATTTCAATAAATCTCCAAAAGCTTTTGCTGTTGCTGGATATTTGTTTTTAAAATCTACAAAAATCTGGATAAAATCTCCCCATTCTTTAACCAAATTTTTTACAGCATTAACAATATCATCAATGGTTGGTTTTAATTCATTGTATTTCTTTCTAATTGTTTCAATTACATTAATGATTTCGTCTTTATGTTTATTGTATAAATTAATAGCCTTAACAATCCATTCTTTCATAGTATTAATAATATCATCTACTACTTTGGCTACCTTATCAGAAAATTTAGCAATTTCTTCTTTATTATCCACAAAAAAATCAATTACTTTTTTGGATAATTTAACTAGTATATTAGTAACAATCGCAAGAGCCGGCTCAAAAGCCTTACCAATATATTCTTTTATATTAGTCATTGCATCACGAAGTGACAATAAATTTTTCCCAGAAGTTTTATAAGTTTCTGCATAAACTCCTTGTACAGCAATACCCTGCCGATATATTTCTTGTATTAAAAGCTCTCGTTTTTCTTGAGAAGTTAGTTCGGTAACTGTTTTTCCAATCTTTTTAGCGTATTCACTATATAAATTATTGAGGCTTAATTGAATCCTATATTTTTCTAGTAATTCTGGTCGTAGCGTACCAATAGCTTTTGTAAAATCTTGGATTGCTTCTTTGGATGAAACTCCTACTGCCGCCGCAAATTCTTTAGCCGTTAGAACAAATTTATTTAAATCAACATTTCCTTGTAATCCCGTTTGAATAAAAGTCAGTATTGTTTCTGTGGCGTCCATCCCATAAGTATTAGCTTCAGCTAATGCCTCTCTCATTTCATCAATTTGTTCTGTTGTTACCCCCATATTTTCAGCCATTGTTTTTAGAGCGATTTCCGTTTGTGCAAATCTTGCCCCCATCTGTAATGATTCCGCAAAAAATCCGATTCCTTTACGCACTATACCTACTGCAAATTCTAGGGCCCTAAAAGCAATCTGAGCGCCTAATACTCCTTTAGTAATATTACCTGTAGAATTTGTAATTTGAGCGGCTGATGAATTAGCGGCACTACCCACATTTCGGAATACTCCCGAAGCACGATCACGAGCATCAATAACTATTTGAATATTTTCAGCCATTTTGCTTCCTTAACTGTTTTTTATACTCTTCATTTTCTATCTGTAATTTTTTATTCATGATAAAACTATTTAAAATAAAAACATCAAAAGGTTCTGCCATCATTTCTTTATGCGAAAGCCCGAACATCCGACGGTATTCAAACTCGATTATTTCAGATGTCATTTTTTCCTGACCTCTTAGAGCAAGTTCAATACGTTTTAGATATTCGGGCTTGGTTTTTTTACCAACAAAAAATTGATTACCCCCACAATAACTTCTACGGGAAGTTCTTTTAACTCTTCTTTTCTAATTTCCATCTTTTTATTGTCTTTATCAATTCCCATTCCTTGAATAAACTTTTTTTCGAGCACTTTAAATACTCGTCCCGAAGATTCTTTGACTGCTGAAGTTTCTTTAGAATCTATCGGTAAATCTAAAAACTCTTGAGCTTCCGCATAAGATATTGGTTCAAAATCAAGATAACATTCCTTCCATTCTTCTCCTAATTCTTTCAAGTTATACCGACGAGTTTCTAATTTAAATTTACTCATTTAACCTCCTTTAATAATTAATAAGTAGCCTTGGTATTCACTAATTGACATAAATGAATTATCTCCTGACTATTACTAATATCACGATTTGCTTTAAAGGAGATTGTTTGACTAACGATATCATCTAAAGCATAATTTGGTGACCAATTATAGAAATCTACCCGAGGAAATTGTAATGTTAGTGATGGTCGAGTAGAAGATCCGATTAGAACATCAGTATTAATTAAAGCAATCTGTAGTGCTTTATAGGTTCCATCAGTCATGTAAGTCTTCCAAGTTTCATCTTCATAATTCAAAGTTAATTCCCCTTCTATCGAAAACTGTTGATTCAAGAAGTCTTCAGGTTCTGCTGTCCCCAAAACATCATCCATCTTCACATTTGATTTTATTGTTAATACTAAGTTTTTAATGCTTAATACTGTTGCCGCCGCAAGACCAGCAATATTCGCCGCAACTTTAATTCCTACATGTTTCTTGGTGAATTTATTCTCGGCCGTAATACTTCCATCTTGTATTGCCGTAATTGCCCGCTTGCTTTTGAAACTCGCACGATATTTGACAATTTGATCTAATGCTGAGGTTATTTCTAATTCATCAACCATTGCTAATCGATACATTTCAGTAGAATTTGAGTCTTTAACCACTAAAGACAAACTATCATGTTGACAGGTCTGTTCGAGAGTAAAACTATGGGTATATGAACTATCAACTATAGTCCCCGAACTACAAGTTCCTAATAGTGAATACAAAAAATATCCAAAGCTTTGATCCCTAATTTCTCCCGTTACTTCCCCTTCTGCATATCTTGTTGTCACCAAAGCCGCTTCACTATCAGCTAAATTACCTAAAGCACCTGTTGATCGAGCTTTAACCACTTTATCGTCGTGATTAAAAGTTTCAAAGGGAATCCAAAATGAAGGAGCAACTCCCACCCCACGATTTGTTTCTCTAGCAATTCCTAATTTAACTAAACGTCCAACATATTTACTCATTTTTTTACACCTCCTTTAAGGTATAATTATCTTCTATGTAATATCTCTACTAATTCTAATTCTTACCGTAATTTCTGCCATTACTAAGGCTTCTTCTGGTAATTCTCCCCAGTTAGAAGGGTGCGCAAAAAGATTTAAAAATGTATATCCACTTGGTAATCCTATTCCAATTACTCTTGTTGTTGATCCCTTATAATCTTCCTGATCAAACTTATCTAAAACCGAATCTACAACTGCTTCTAAAGCTATAATCGCCTCCCCAATTCCACTATCCTTAGTTTCGTAAAAGAGTCGTACAATAAAAGCATATACTCGTATATTTTCGGTTGTTGTTTCATAGTCAGCCGAATTTTCGGACGGGGTTACAGTAGCCGCTGGGTATCCGCTAAATTTAGCTTTAGGAATTAAACTAATTTCTTGAATCGCCGTTATTGTTTCCAGCAAAGTTTTAATTTGTGGTCTTAAAGTTGTAAAGCTCATAATTGTTTAAATTTCTGTCGAAAAGACTTTCCTAAATTAGATAAGATTGGTTCACCGCCTAATTTACGCATAGCCAATTCGACTCCTGTAGTTAGAAAAGGTCTTGATCTCATTCTTTGGATTGGATAAAAAGGCATTCCGTGAACATATTTGGCATATTTAACGTTGGAACCGATACTCGCCTTAAATTCCTTAATCGAAATGCCAGTCCCTATTTCATATTTACCACCCTTAAAAGCTCCTCCACCAAGTGAAGCTCTCAACCTTCCTGTATCTACTGGAGTCAACTGTTTGGCATATCGTTCAATCCAATAAATAATTTTTGCCAATCCCTTTTGAACACTTTCTCCAATCGAAAAGGTACGAAATAAATTAGCCACTTTTTCAAACGGTGGCGTAATACTCAAATTAAATTGGATTCCTTTTAGATCACTCATTATATTCTTCTAGAATTACTTGTAGATGTTGATTAATACCATAATCTTTTTGAGTGACTTCTCTTACTTTATAAATTATCCCTTTTGAATCTGTGATTTTATCGCCTTCCTGTATATCTGCCGCCACGTCAAACCATGCTTCCCATGCTCGACCTTCCAGTATTCCCAAAACTTGCCGAGCTTCACCATCAAGCTCTTGAATATGACTATCCACAGTCGCTGTTGCTCGAAACGCTTTTTTGTATCCACTGACGGTTTTGAGTCTTCTAACCGTGACGTTTTGGTTGAAAAATCTTTTGATTCCCATGGTCTAAACCACATCCATTCGAGCATATTTATCTAAAATAGCTTTCACTTCGGAGTTTTCAAAAACTTCTTTAGCATAACTAACAGAATAATCACCTATCCGTTCTGATTCTACTCCGGGATCACCCTTCCTCCTATTCCAACCTATTGCACACAATCGCCATGCTATATATTCTAAATCACTAAGACCAACATCCGATAAAAAAGTAACCGTATTATCATAATTATATCCTGCAGTATATGTTACGCGCCAACCCCTTATTAAAGCATTAAATTCACTTTCACCGGTTGAAGTTAATGCTCGCCAATCTTTTCCCCGCGGTAATTCTACAATTCCCTCGTTATATTGAACAAAATATAATGAGCTATCAACATTATCCCAATCATCACTATGCAGAGAAGTTTGTCTTTCTCCTAAAGTAAATGTTGCTGTTGTACTCACTGGATAATTTTTAAGCAACAACTGTTTACTTCCAGTCCCATCATATTCTTCATTAGTATAAGTCGTTTGTTTAAACCGACGCTGACAATAATGTTCGATATAATCAGTTACACTATTAATAATTCGATCTAAAACATTACCCTCAGTTGTAGTAACTGTAGTAATTCCTAGAAAATTCATCAAACGTTGTCGAGTTGTAAGTACATAATTATTGACTGACATATTTATAATTTTTTAACTGAATACCCTTTTCGTCTTCCTCTAGAAGGTCTTATCACTTTTTGTTCATATTCAACATAAATTTTAGCTAATCCTTTTTCGATTAATCCATGTGCTTCATTACGGGTAACTTCAATTATTTCACCATTTTTAAAAAATTGAACTTTAATCATAGTTGCCTCCTCATTACAGGGGATTGAGTTATCCCCTGTCGCAAGATTACAACTAAATTCCTGTAATTTGCACAAAAGCACTACCTAACACACATTTTCCGTCAATTCTCTCTACTGCCTTGACCTCGGTTGCATTCCTTCTCCATGCGTCTCCACCTTCACGGGTAGTTTCAACCGCAAGAGACTGTCGGTCTCCAATGAGGTAATATTTCCAATCTCCAAACCAAAGAACATGCTCAGAAAGATCATTGTTCTCATGAATCGGATAACCATATACCATTTCGGGACCTCTGTTAGCAACATCTGAAGAAGCACCCGGTGTCCAGATATATCTTCCATTACTATCTTTAACCTTACGTAGAATTTCAATTACTCTTCGGTTACCTACAAAAGCCGCACTAGGAGCTTGACGAATCCTTTGTTTCCTAGAATAGATCGCAGAAATAATGTCGTCAAAATTCAGTAATCCCCCAGAGGCTATAGAACCGGTACTACTACAAGAAGCAATACCCTGAGGTTGACCCGAACCCGAACCAGTGAAGAAAGCATCATCCTCAGCGGCCGCGATTGCCTCCGCAAACAATTCGACTACAAATCGGATCACATCAATATTGGCATCAGCAATAAGTTGATGAGTCACAGGAAGCAAACACACTAGATCATTGGGTTGTAAGGTCACGCGACCAAATTCTGCTGAAGTTGTAGACTTTGACGCATATTCACTCGTCCAATAAGCATACGGCCGAGCAGACAAAGTATTAAGGTTAAGGGTATCTGTAGTCATAGGAATTACTCTAGCAAGTTTACGCATTACCGCCATATCTGGAAGAATGCGGAAAACTTCTGCCCTAAACTCTTCAGGAACTAAGTATCCCCCTTGAGCATCAGTACCTTCAATTAACGCTTTAAAGACAAAATCCGCTCGGTTGTCACGATCTTTATTTATCATGGCCTTAAACCAAACAAGAATTTTATCTTCTTTACTCAAATTTGCCAATTCATCATTAGAAGGATATTTTACTGCTTCTAATCCACCCTTGGGCGTGAAAAGTTTGGTTAAAGTACCATCATCTTTTCGTTGGGTTTTTTCTTCAATTGTTGATACAATTTTATCTCCGATTTTTTCGGCTAATTTAAGTGCATCAATTGATAAGGATTTTTCATCAGTTCCTTCCTTTGATTCATCACCTTCTTTTGAACCTTCATCTTCAAGTTCTTTAAGAAGTGCTTTAATTTTATCTTTGTCCATCTTTTTTTTCACCCCCTTTCGTTAAAGCTATTGATATAATCTTTAATGCTTTTCTTAATTTTTGCATTTCAAAGATATTCTTTTTTTCTTGCTCGTTTTCTTTTTTACTAAAAATGCTTTTAACTTCATTCCGTAAAGCTGTAATTTGTCCTTTAACTTCTGATACTGCTTTTTCATAAGCATCTCCTTTTATCTCTCCTTCTAATTTTTTTAGAACTTGATCTTCAACATATTTAAATTCAGGAACCTCTTTTTCGAATTGTTCATAATGTCGTAATAGATGGTTATAGATTCCTTTACGATCACTTTCGGGAATATCAATCCCTCCCCTTGCTCCTAATAAAATAGCCATTGCGGTTCGTATCCCAGTCCAAACAGTTACTAACTCTTCATTCTCAATGTCATGATGCAACAATTTATACGAACGTAGATTTTTCTCATCTCGAGAATCAAACCACGTAAACCCTTTACGATATTTTAACCAATCTATTTTCTCTAATTCGGGACCCCCTGCCCAATTACGGATTCTTCCCTCAGCAGTTCCCCCATTCCATGCTCGTGATTCTTCAGCAATCGGAAAACCCGAAAAAGGTATAATGTCTTTACTTTCTAAATTACATCCATATAAACATTTATATATTCCTTCCCAAGTAATAGTTTTAATTTTAAATTCTTCTAAACCACGTCTTACATTAGCATCAGCATTTGCCGGAACCGCTACGGCAGAAATTTCAAGCAATTCCATTTTTAAATGTTGATTGCCATCAATTTCAAGAGGAATATAACCAACCGAAAAAGAATTTAGAAAACCATCTTTGTATTTTCTATAAATCTCTGCCGCAAAAGGATCTTCTAAATCAAATTTAGGTTTAAACATTAATCTTGTCTTTTTTCCTTCACCATCCAACCATACTTTTAATACTTTGCCGATTGGGGGTCTTTCTTCCCTAAAATTATGTCCCCAAAGGAATGCTGGATTTTTCTTGAAATTTTTTAATTCCCATCCTTCTTGATTTAATTCTTCTCCATGTCTGTCTTCATTACCCGTTGAAGCTACTGCCGCTTCTAGTATTCCTTCTTCATCATTATCTCTTTTTTCTACGTACGCTTTTGCAATAAAATGATCCATAAGATGCACCTCCTTAGAGTGATTGACAACCCATCTTTTAGCTTCATCCATCGACCACTTTTCTACATCAAAAAGATAGGTTTTAATTTTTTTATGATCAATACAATAAAGTGCTTTAATCCCTTTTTCTCCGGAAACAGTCATAGTACGAATATTCTCGCACTCACTTTCAGTATGTTTTGGATTAGGCACTCGATGATAATTTTCGGTAGTTTCAGGCATGATTTTTTACTTCATAAAGACGGGGAAAAAAGAACGCATAAATAGTATTAAACTAATATTCCCCGCCTTTAAGCAATAAAAAAAGCCTCTAACCTCATACGGTGACTTTTAGTCATTTAATGAGGTTAGAGGCTTTGACTGCCTATATTTATTTAATTCAATTAAATAATACCATTTTTTTCTCTTTTGTCAATTCCCATTTCCCTAATGGTTTTGGATTAATGTTTATTTTAGTTACCCAACCACATTTACCACATTTAAGATTGACAAAACGACCCTCAAAATTACTTCCTAAAAATCTGCCACAATTTTCGCAACGAAGTTCATCTATCATATTTACCTCTTTAAATTTATGAAATCTGCCTATTTTTTTAGAAATTCCTGTAACGCTTATCTAAGAAAAAAAATACTCTGAAATTTATACTAAAATCTCGTTAAACCGCCTTCAAGTATCTTATTCTCTTTTTCCTTACCCTCTAAATACAAAAGTTTATCAACAAACCTAAGTCCAGCGATCACTCCCACAAGCGCCACTTCCCGCCACGAAAAAGTACCTGCCTCGGCAAAAGAGATAACTACGGGAACTACAGCCAAAGCAATCACTCTTAATAATTCTTTTAACGCTTCTTTGAATGGTTCTGACATTTTAGTCACCTTCTTCCTAAAATATATTTTTATCCTCTTTTTTTAGAGGTTTGTTGCATGAAATCGTTGATGCCCCTTACTTCATCCAGAAGTAAACGAAATTCCCAAGTAACACCTTTCTTGTTTTTATCAATTTTGTTCTCCAATCGCCGTATTTCATCCCATAATTTAGCCGCTTCATTCTGCCAGTATTTATTCGTAGGAATAGTTCTCCTTTCATTTTTAAGACTCTACAAGCCACCTAAAAATGATGAAACCTATCTCACTTGATTCCAATCATCTTGCCGATTTTTTTCCAAGCCTCTTTAAGACCAATCTCTTGTCCTTGAACTGCTAAATCAATTAAAAATTTAAGCTGTTCTGATGGTGGCTTATTCAGCCATTCAGTAAGTCCTAAATTTTTGAGGGCTTTTTTACCCTTTTCGGTTACGTCTATTATCCACTGTGGATCAGACATATCTTCCTCCTCTTTAATTAACTTCATAAAATCTATATACTTACCGTCTTTTTGGCAATCTACATGTAAATGAGCACCTGTAGTAGCTTCATTTGCTAATGGCGGCCAGCCGCCGGTATAGCCTATCATCTGACCTTCCTTAACTAATTTATTTTCTTGAATCTGAATATCAAACGATTCCACATGCCAGTACCGCCACCGACCATGTTCGCCAGTACCAGCGATACCTCGTCCTTTATCAATACCGATAAAATCAGGCATAAAAGCCTCTATCGCTACAAACGGCGTCCATACTGGACATTTAAAGTCATAGTGCTGTGCCGTTCCAAAAGTATTAGAAAACTCCCAGTGTTTAGTAAAAGGATATGTCATTTTTCAGCTTCGACTAAAGTTAGTCTTTTGTCTATCTCTATCTGTTTCTCCCGAAATTGAGCCACAAGATCATTCTGTTTCTCGACAATAGCACGTAAATTATCGACCCGAGTAATCAAAACTTCTACCTTAGTATATAAAGCAAAGAAGGTGGTTGATAACATTAAAGCCGAAGCCACAATACCAGCAATGTTATTGTATTGTAACCACGAGATTGTATCGTTTTTATTTTCCTTCACCTTTTTTCTCCTCAAAAAATTCTTCTGCCCGCCCACAAATTAAAGGCGATAAAATAATTTTATCAATCCGCTCCAAAACAAAATGTCTCTCATCTAAGGTCAAATCAGGAGCATTGCTATCATATACCTTTTGGCTAATTCGATAACATTTGGCTTTTTGTTCGCCAGTTAAAACCTCATTTTGGGTAACACTGTTTAAAGCCTGAAAGATAATATCCCGCCATATAAGACTTTTATCCTTTCCGCTTTTGATTACTTTCCCCTCATAATCTAAAACTGGTTCAGTTACTTTAATGTTCATAAACCTCCTTTTTAATTTTCTATTATAATATCATTATTTAGTGTCTTTACCATCCGCTGGCGAGCGTGCGCCAGTCAGCGTCAGCGTAGATTGCCACGAGATTATCAAAGGTGTTGATTTCTATAAATCCCTCGTAGGGGTTTGCTGTCCGCCCAGTTGTGGCTTTGATGACGACGCCCGGAACAATCTCTACAACATTTGTGGTCTCCGTGCGTTTGTGCCATCCAGCGTATCCGGCAGCGGCATTGATGTCTTTCACCCACATCTGGGCCATATCCGCCGGAGCAGTGGTTGGTGCTGTACCACTGCCAATACCCAGGACTTTCGTGGCAGATGTACCGAAAGCTATTGTCCCAATTCCGACGTTGCCGGTGTTGGTAATCCTCATACGTTCTGTATCATTTCCATTAGTACCAGCTGTAGAAAACATAAGACCAAAAAGATTTCCATATATTCCATTTTCCTGAATAGCCCTCATGGAGGCTTTTACGCCAGCACCAAGCCCCGAAAGGTCAGAACCATAAAATTCAAAACCACCAATAGTATCGCTAGTTGTCCAATCACTAGCATCTTTCGTTGAAGTAATTCTGATATTATCGTCTTTTGTTGCCCTAAGTTCTAAGTGTGTAGCGGGTGCTGTCGTGCCTATGCCAACATTGCCGTTTACTAGGAACTTCCCCGTAGTTCCAGTAAGATCGGTATAATTTATTCCCACCGCATCCGCAGAAGCGTCGGTAAATAAAAGATTAGTAGCAGTATCTCCCTCTACTCTAAAGTCAGTCGA